CCTGCTGCAGGTAGGCATCAGCAGGAATGCCAGAGGTCCAAGCGTCCTTGAAATAGACTCTGGCCGGGCGGTTCTTGGTGGCCGCCTGAACGAACAAGCTGCGCATCGTGGTCGGCGTGGGCCGGTCAATGCGCTGCTTCATCACTTCCAGCATGCCGGCCTTGATCTGCTGGGCCAGCCGGGTCTGGGCAAGGATCTGTGCGAACGGAATTTGCCGTTTCTGGATGTCCGAGAGTTCGCGGGTCAGTGGGACGCGCTCGATGTCCAGCTTGAAGTCGATCATGGCTGGCCCCTGGATACGCTAGACAACGCCGATCCGGTCGCGTACCGGCGATGGTGGCGTGAAAAGCTGACTGCGCTGCTCAACCAGTAGGAGATCTAAGTGCCCGAGCAGAGACGATTTTGCCTCGTCCTGGGCGTGCTCCAAAACTCGCGCGGTAGACTCGATCGCCTCGGACAGTGGGTTGCCAACCAGTACCGCCTCCCCTGGGACCAGCTCAACGAATGCAGGATGGTCCGAGGCATACTTGGCTGCATCTTGATGCGGCTTACCCATGATGACGCCTTCAAGCTGATCCATTGCCCGCTGGAAGGCGATCATCGCGCGCTCGAGCGCATTTTTGTCTACTCGGTCAGACCTATGAAGATCGACTGCCAACCGCTGCCCTTGGGCCTTCAGCTTGCCGAGGTCTTCCAGACGGAGTACCAGGCTCGAATTAAGAATGACGGAATTGCTCATTGCAGGCCTCGCTATAGGGAGTGGCGGCCAGGGAAGCGGCCGATTCGTAGGAATTCATATGCCCCTGCAGCGCAAACGCGACAAAGGCAACGACAACAGCCAGAAGCGGCCGGGCGATCATTGCGAATCAACCTTGCGGCTGGCCCATTGGCGGCCCAACTGGCGGACCTGCTCAACGCCGAGCACGCCGACGAAGCCAGCGACTGCATAGGCGTAGCCGCCGGTCATGCCGAACTTCTCCGCGCCGATGCCGACCATGAAGACCAGCACACCGCCCAGCGCAGCCTCGAGCAGGCGGCGATCCCAGCGGGGTTCTTTGTCGTCGTAGAGGATGCGCAGGTAACTGAGGATGGTGGCCAGAGCGGCGGGCATGCCGTGGTCACGCAAAGTGGCCGCAAGCATGACCCAGAAGGTCGGATCCTTTTCGGGGGGCATGATCTGCATCTCAATTCCTCCCGAATCGGGAGTGCAAAGTAAAACGCCCCGGCAGTGCCGAGGCGTAGAAACGACAAAGCCCAGCGCTAAGGCTGGGCTTCGAGGGACGTAAAACTTCGTGCATATTCAGCTTTGCACGCGCAAATACCGCAAAGTAACAGGAATATAAGAAATCAAACTGGTTTTGTCAACCCTCTGCTATTTGCTGTCCTCGCTTGACGCTAAAGTGGCGGCCTTGATGCATTCATTGGCTGCCGCAATGTACTTTTGATGATACTCAACGAACTGATCAGTCTTACTACCGACCAGGCCCTGCCAGGACATTGCGGCATCAGAAGCTGCGTTGCCACAGCTTTGGAATCGAGCAAACACGACTCGGTAGCGCGATCCTTCATTATCGAGCTTACTCAAGGCTATCGCTTGGCTGCGGATCGCCTTCCCGTCCATCGCTCCTGTCTTAGCCTGCGCATGACCTCGCTCCACTGTCTCGTTGAGGCGCTGCATGAACTGCATTGCCTCATCTGGAGTAATTCTTGCCGCTGCCTCCTGAGCTTCGACGTGTTTACGGCCACGCTCGGCAGCTTCTGGAGTAACAGGCTTATCGTCACCTAAATCTATGACCTGAAGCTGCTCTTGGGCATTTGCAGCCAAGGCAGCCCCCAGCCAAAAAACCATTCCAACTATCTTTTTCATCGACCTTCCCTGTGTGAGTGCTCAGGGATGGTAACACCCACACTGGGGGGTTCGCATGTCATGCGGCATCACGACGAGCCTCAAGCGCGCCGTCTATCCATGCCACTCCTGCCTTCCAGAGCTGCCTTGTTTTCTCAACCTTGAAGCCAAGTCTTTTGCCAACCTCGGCAAGCGACAAATCTCGAGACGTGTGGTACTTCATGATGACCCTGCCGCATTCTGGATAGCGTTTGAGCAAACGCCCCACCAAGCGGTCAATGATTAATGCAGCATCATCTGTGATCATCGGATCAGGAATGTTGTTTTCCCTCGAAGCACAGCAAGACACGCCTGATCCTAAAACCACCCATCGCCCCCAATGCTCAAGCAGATCCTCTGCTGTTCTCTCTAAGTGACCCATATAACCCCCCTTAATCCCCAGTAAAGTTGGAGCCACCCGCGCCACGTCGGTTGGAACCTTGGTAATGCTGCTCTGGCCCTTGCATCACACTGGGCCTTTTCATTTGTTTTATTTCTTGCTCTGCCGCTTGCAGCTTGAAGCTGAGCTGGGTCACCAGGTGCTCCAGTGAAAGCACCAACCTGGAACCTTCAACAACCCAACCTGACCCGTTGCAATCCGTGCATGCCAACTCAAAAAACACGCCTTCCACCACTGCCCTGCCCCTGCATGTCGGGCACTTGATCAGGTCCAAGCGGGGCTGCTCAAAGCCACGGTTGGTGTTCTTTTTCACGTTGTGCATTCTCCTCTGTAATAAATTTGTCGATGGGGCTGCGCGCCTTGCGTGGCTTGGCTTGCGGCCCGTTGTGAGAAATTGCGGATTGCACGTCTGTCAACTTGTGAATGGCTGCGAAGCCGATCCCGTCAAGCCATTCGTGCCATTGCTCCAATGCATCTCGACGCAGACCGTTTGCCTTGGTCTTGATGTAGGTGTCAGCAACCTTCCCCAGCGAGTGATTCAGCAGCATTTCGCCAATGAAGCCGTCGACGCCCATGTCGAGCCATGCCGTGCGGGCGACCTTGCGCAAGTCGTGACTCGACCAGGCCCGGCGGGCCAGACGGCGGAAAATGGCCGAGGCCTGGCTTTCACTCAGCGACTGCCCCTTACGACCAGGGAACAGGTACTGCCCGCTGTACCCGGCTGTGATTTGCGCGGCCCGGTACCGCCGTAGAAGCGCCGATACGCGGGAGGTCAGCGGCAGGCGGTGTTCGGACCGCGTTTTGGTGCGCACTGCGGGAATGACCCACTCCGCATGGCTCAGCGAGAAGTCTGCCCATTGCGCCTGGCGAGACTCGCCCAGGCGAGTACCGTGGCAGATCATCAGCAGCACCAGCATGGCCTCGGCAGGCTTCTGCTCGAACAGCGCAGCCAACGCGGGTACTACCTCATGCAGATGGTCTGCACGCAGCCGGCCATCCTTCGGCAGAATCTTGGTCTTGATGAAGTGGGTGAACCGCATCTCAGCCATTGGGTTCGCGGCAATCAGCCCCAGCTCACGTGCTTTACCGACAGCTAGACTCAGCACGCGAAACATCTGCCGAACGTAGGCCGTCGAGAACCTTGCCTGGGCTGGCCACATCAGCAGTTTGTCGAGTGTTGCCGCAGTTAGAGCAGTGATCGGCAGTTCATCCAAGCGTGGCAACAGCTGCTTGCTGATCACGGTTCTGACCGTATTCTTCCAAGAGTCGGATAGCGAAGCGTCATTGTCTACTCGGTCACTGAACCATCGCAGCAGATCGCCTACGGTCACCAGGCCTTCCAGAGCTACAGCATCGTCAGGTCGGCCCAGCAAACGCTGTCGCAAGGCAGGAAGCTCTGCAAAGATCGCCGCTGCGCCGTAATCGGGAAAGCGGGCAAGCCGGTTCCACTTGCCGCGCACGACGAGAAACCAGGTGCCGGCCTTTCGGCTTTGATCAAAGCGGAACCGCAAACCTGGGTGGCGTGGATCCCGTAGATCTCGCACACCGTCCACAGTCGATTGTCGCCGGATCTCGGCGTCAGACACCTTTACAACTGCTGTCGCACTCATGCTGAAGACCGATCGCCATGGAATCGCGTGGTCCAGTACCTAACGACACTCATTGGCGCTTTTCCCTATTGCCGTACCGTGAGGCCATGCTGGTAACCTTGGCCGGCCGCTCGCCTGGGACCGGTTGCCAGTTGGCTGACAGGTTTTCAAAGCGGTTGTACTGGCCAAGGAAGGCTGCGCGGACGGTACCGGTTTCAACGTCCCGGCCCTTTCCGATGATTATTTCGGCTATGCCCTTGTATTCGGTGTTCTCGTTGTAGACCTCGTCCCGGTACACAAACAGGATCACGTCGGCGTCCTGCTCGATAGCGCCAGACTCACGTAGATCGGATGGCACCGGGCGCTTGTTGGGGCGCTCCTCGCACTTGCGGGACAGCTGGCTCAGCAGCACAACAGGGATGCCCAGCTCGCGCGCCAGTAACTTGCAGCCACGGCTAATGCTGCTCACTTCCTCGGTGCGGTTCCCGCCGTCGCCTTCCATCAACTGCAGGTAGTCAACCACCAGCAGGTCCAGGCCATAGCGCAGCTTGTGGCGACGGGCCATGGAGCGGATACGGCCCACAGTGGCGCCAGCTCTATCGGCGATGAACAGGTTCGCTTGCTGGATCTTGCGAGCTGCGACACCCATCTCGGTCCCGTGAGACTGGCACGCGGCGCCGTTTTTGATCAGGTTGAGCGGGATACGCCCTTCGGATGCCATGGCCCGATCCAGCAGCTGTCCCTTGCTCATTTCGAGGCTGACCACAAGGGTCGACTTACGCTGGCGCACAGCAGCGTCAATGGCGAACCCCATGGCCAGAGTGGTTTTCCCCATGGCAGGCCGCCCTGCGACGATGATCAGTTGCTCAGGCTGCAGTCCGCCCAGCTTCTCGTCCAAGTCTGCCAGGCCGGTGGACAAGCCGATCAAGGTCTCTCCGCGCGCATGCCGGTCATGGCGCTCTTGCCACACCTCGACCTGTTCAGCCATCAGGTCGCCAGCCTTAACCACTTCATCCTCATCTGCGCCGGTGTCGATCGCCATAGCTGCCGCTTGGACAGCCGCAATCTTGGCTTGGATGTCACCACCGCCTTGGGCGATATCAAGCGTTTGAGCGCTCAGATCATACAGGGCACGCTCAATGGCGCGCTCTCGAACGATCCGCGCGTAGGCGCCGGCATTGGCAACACTGGGCGTGTTGGCGATCAGCGAGCCGCAATGACCCAGGGCCAGGTCACCCGTGTGCAGCATTCCGACGTGATCAGCCACAGTCAGCAGGTCCACAGGTTTTCCAGCAGCCCGGAGTTCCAGAATGCCCCGATACACCTCAGCGTTTTCCACGAAGTAAAACGACTCGGGGGTCAGGTCGTCGGACAGCGTGTCGATCAGTTCAGGGCGCTGCAGCATGGCGCCCAGCAGCCCGTGTTCGGCATCTGCGTTGTAGGGTTCACGCATGGTAGTTGCCCTCCACCACCTTCACGAAGTTGGTCGGTGCTATCAGCCAGTCGAACGTGCAGCGGAATTGCTTCTCGCGGCCCTCGAGTCGTCCCATCAGGAAGTCGCTAGACTCGACCATGCCGAACAGATCTCGCCAGAACTCCAGGTCTTGGTGCACAGGGCTATCGGCCCATCGTGCGGCGAGCTTGCTGCGCCGGTCCTTGTTGATCAGCACCACGCTTGGCAGTGTCGGCAACAGCTCGTTGAACAAACCGATGATCTTTTCGACCGGCACCTTGGCGCTGTTGCCGATGCCCTTTTCTTCTTCTGACGGTTCCTTGATGGTTCCTTTACGGTTCTGGGGGCAGGAGCTGCCGGGGTGGTCGGCACCTGCTGCCGGGGTGGGGGGCATTTCCTGCCGGGGTGGGGCGGCATCTGCTGCCGGGGGGCAGGAGCTGCCGGGGTCATAGCTGGAAGGGCTGACGGTGTACCAGGTCGAGCGGCCCGAACGTTGGTGTGCGGTCAGGATTTTGGCCTGCTCAAGCCAGCGCAAAGCTGTGCGGACGGCGCGTTCAGACAGGCAGGTGCGCTGAGCGATGCGCGACACTGAAGGCCAGCACACACCGTCGTCGTTTGCGTTGTCCGCCAGGGAGATCAGCACGGCCTTTTGCGCAGGGCTCATGCTTTGAAGCGGCCAGCAAGCCGTCATGATGATCGTGCTCACTTACCTTGCTCCAACTGATGGGCTGCCCACACACCCGCGATCCATTCTACGCCCTTGGCTGTGAACCTCGCTTGCGCGAAGGCATGCCCATTGGCTTCGCTGGTCCCGGTCTTCACCTCAAAGCGTTGCGCTGCCTGGTGCTGGCTGCATGGCGTCAGCACGCCGCTCAAGTAGTACATGACGCCCTTGTCCAGCAGCATCTGCCGAAACTGGCGCTCGTTCGCTTTGAGCAGCTTTGCAACTTGGCGGAAGCTCATGGAGCCAGAGGCCTGAACGTAGCGGTCGACAAATTCTGCCTTGGGCGCGGCGATCGCCAACGCATGGCTGGCCGTCTGTTGAAGCTCGTACTGCTCAGCCCAGGCGCGAGCAGCGGCGGCCGGGTTGGAGAAGTCCGGAAGGGTAGCAACGACACGGCTTCCCTCCTCCAATTGACGCCAGCGCTTGATGACCGCCATGCGCATGGCAGCGCTGTAACCAGTCAGCAGACACTCAGTGCGCTCGCGGTCCAGGCGATACTCGGTCTGAGCGCGATTCTGAGCGTCGAAGTAGGTGCATCCAAACATGGATGGATCTTCTCCAAGCTCAGCGAGCATGCGCTCGACGTCGCGTTTGATGTGGAAGTGGTGCTTGCCTGTCAGCTCGGCGATTTCGCGGGAGGACATCACCCGAGCCTGACGTGTTGGGGATTCGGTCAAAGCTAACGCTCCCACCTGGGTGTTGATTGCATCTCTTGCAATGTGCATAATCGACCTCGATCTCGTTGTTGAAGAAACCGCCCTGCCAGGCGGTTTTTTTATGCCTGTGATTCAGGTACTGGATGGAATACCAGTCGCATTGAGAATCTGGTTGCCCAGCTCCAACGTATGCAAAATGTCTCGGTAGTTAAGCCGCTACACCGGTAAGACTTGGCCTCAACTCAACAGCCTTGATTTCCCCATGCGTAAGGATCTCAGCGCGTAGAGCGACCTCGGCGCTTATGCCGTGGACATTGCGTACCCAGCCGCTCACCGTGCCCTGCTTAACGCCCAATGCGGTCGCGGTTGACTGCTGAGAACCAAAATGTTCGATCAAGCGTCGGATAGGACTTTTCATGACGTTCGCCAAAATAAAGGTATACCTCTATGCTAGGTGAAAGGCACACCTTTTTGCAAGATCAAAGGCCAGCCTTTATCGTCGCGACCATGGAACTCAAAGACCGCCTCAAGCAGGCCAGAAAACACGCAAAGCTCTCCCAGGCACAGCTTGCAGAGCGCGCGGGGATTGCTCAGGCATCGGTGTCTGAAATTGAGCGTGGGATCACTCGCACCAGTGGCCATCTGGTCAAATTCGCGACCATTTGCGGCGTCAATGCTGTTTGGCTTTCCGAAGGGATGGGCAGCATGCTTAGCGAGTCAACAGGCACAGCCTCGAACGTGGCGCCTGTATCTCAGCCAGACCAATACTTTCGCTATCCAATCATCAGCTGGGTTGCTGCGGGTGCTTGGGCTGAGGCTGTAGAGCCGTTCCCGCCGGGATTTTCGGATCGCTATGAGCTATCGGAGTATGACGCCAAAGGTCCAGCTTTCTGGCTAGAGGTAAAGGGCGACTCTATGACGTCCTCTACAGGCCAAAGCGTTGCCGAGGGGACTCTCATCCTGGTCGATACTGAAGCGGATGTGCAGCATGGCAAGCTAGTGATAGCCAAGCTGGCAGACAGCAACGAAGCCACTTTCAAAAAACTGGTTGAAGATGGTGGTCGCCGGTACCTCAAACCACTGAATCCAGCCTACCCTACCGAACAATGCACTGGGGACTGCCGAATCATTGGAGTCGTAGTCCGCGCTCTGATGAAGCTCTAGAGAGCAATTCCATTCTTTTTTAGCCGCTAAAATCTAGACAACAAGGCCCGCAGATGCGGGCTTTTTCGCGTCCGCGAAAAAAATTAAAGGCATACCTGTTGACCGAAATTAAAGGCTGTCCTATATTTTTGCTCATGCAGCGACGATGCTGTGATCAAGGCAGCGATGGGTCGGCCTCAACGGCTCAGAGGGATGGCAACTGTCCCGGGCGTGCAGCGTAAAGCGCAGAACCAGTTTTCCAGCAGGCGGGCGCCGTGGCTGGATGCAAACATAGATTTCGCTGGCTGGCCTTCCACCGAGGGCCAGACGGGAAACCAACCAAGGAGTAGGACCATGCTGATACTGACCCGCAAGACGGGCGAAACCATCGTGATCAACGAGAACATCCGAGTGACCGTTCTGGCCGTCAAAGGCAATCAGGTGCGGATCGGTATTGAGGCACCAGAGGACGTGCCAGTGCATCGCCATGAGGTCCAAGAGCGGATCAAGGCCGAGGCAGAAGCCGAAGCCTGACCAGAACGACCAGCGCCACGTCAGCCTGACGTTAACTGCCCGATGCTTTGCCCCCATCGCAGGGTTCATCGGTGATCCACATTGAACGCGAGTTGATCGCCGCGAATTGTGAGCCAGGGTAGCGTCTCGCCCTTCGGTGAGGCGTCCGGTCCCCCGGTCTGCCCCGGAATGTGGATCACCGATGTACCTAGCCCCCTCCCCTCAACATTCGACCGCATTGGCAGGCGCCAGGCCAGCTCGTTGGCTGGGGTTGGTCGCCCGCACCTGGCGCCTGACCAATGCGGTCCACCGAGACAGATTATGGAAACGATCACTTGCGGTACATGGACTGGCCAGCTCGGCGATGCCCTGGCGCCCCGTGAGCTTGAAGCTCTGCTGTGGGTCGCCCAGGGCCTTACTACGAAAGAGATCGCCCGCCAGATGGGCACCACCCCCGGTACCGCCGCCAATCGCGTGAAGCTGGCCCTGTTCAAGATGCAGGTCAGCCGGCGCGTCGAGGCCGTCACCAAGGCCATGAGCCGCCAGATCATCAGCCCCCTGTGCATCGCGCTGGCCAGCCTCATCGCGCTGCACACCGCCATCGACGTGGGCGATCCCATGCGCCGCGACCGCCGCGTGCCAGAGCGCCGCGCCGCCCAAGTTCGAATCGTTCGCAAGGCCGAAGCCTTCGAGCTCCACGTCTGACCGAGGATCACATCATGCAAACAGCAACGAGTCGCGCCTTCACTCAAGGCGCTCCAAAGCTCGAGGCGCTGCTGGCCCGCACCAGTCTCGCCCGCCAAGAGGCCCTGGCTCGCGTCAAGGTCACCGCCCCCCGCTACCAGGCCATGAGCCGCGGCAAGATCTGGGAAGTGGTCGATCTCGGTACCGGCGCCGTCATGGGCATGGCCTACCAGTACGAAACCGCTCTAGTGTTCGTCAACGCGATGGAGGCAGCTGTCCGGTGCAAGCTAGTCGAGCGTCAATGATCGGCGGGAGCGCTCTGGAACAACATGAAAAACCTGCGCAGATCTTAAGGAGAGCGTGGCGCGTTTCCTTGACGAAGGCGGGCAAATTCGTGACTGCGGCCGATACCAAGACCAGCCGGTGCAGGACAAGCAGGTGTTGCAGATTCAGCGCAGCCCTCAGCTACTCGGACAAGCCATCCAAGCAGCCCAGACTATGACGGTGGGTGAGACCAGTGTCTACCTGGGCGCCAGCCGAGCACAGCTGCTGACACTATCCCGAAAGCACTCGTTCTGCTTCCGCACCGACGCCAAGCAGAAGCGCGAGCTGAGGCGCAAGACCAAGGCCAAAACACAGGACGCGCCGATCGAGAGGATTCGGATCTACGCCGGCACTGGACTCGGCCGCGACGCGATCGCCAAGCTGATCGGCATCAGCCAGCAGTGGCTGATCAGGTTAGTGGATCAGCACGATAGATTGCGCCATCCGTAATAACTTGAGAGGCAAGCGCGCCGACCTAAGAGGCATAACGCGCTACCCCTGTACGTCTTATCGAACTAGCGCGTCAATCCAAAGAGAAAAACATGGAAGACGTTAGGCGCCAATAGCAACAAGATAACCCGCCGCAAGGCTTTTGCTTTAAGCAGTGAAATGATCGATGATCTCTGCAATAGTTTTACTTTTGAAACGTTGAGGTTTTTGGGGGGCGCGAGATTGTATGCCTGATTCAAACGTATAAGATTCAAGCTTTGGATTTTCCAAAAAACTCTCAATACGATCAAGTTCTTTCTCAAGCTGCTCAAGCTCGCTTGATGAGACGAAAGACTGGTTGCGTTGACTGTTTTCAAAACTGGCAAGCACTCTGATGTACACCTCCTTTCCCGGCACTAGCAAATCGAAAGAATGGTAAGCCCCAACGTAAGCCTCAGTGCCAGGCCTCAGCTCAACAGCGATATCCTTATATATCGCTTTTTTACCTCTTGCCGTAGACGAAACGGCAAATCCGTTCGAGCTCATGTAGGACTCAAACTCAGCCATTACCTCATCAGTTATGCTCTTGCGATTTTCATCATGTATTTTTCTAAGCTTCTCTGAACCTTGAGAGATCCGCTCTTTCAAGTCCGCCATTTTTTTTACGTTCTGTAACGACATCACAAACTCCCTGTTCTGATCAGGCACATGCCCAGCACCTTCATACCTCATTCTTAGAAAAATTGCTACCAAACCTGATCGGGCTACGGAGGGCAGCGCATGGAGAAAGCCATGAACAGTATCTAATCCAACCCTAGCCTGGAAGCCGGTTACCCGATGAGCGCTGAAACCTAGTTGGACCTTCGTGATCCGCCTTCACCCCCGCTACAAAGGTACCGGCGTGAAGAGGAACAATACCTTGTATGCGCTATTTAATTTGCGGCAGAAGCGAATCGATTATATCTTCACCAGCCTCGACGATACGCTGGTCTACTAGCCCAAGCCTGCGCCTGCCGCAGAATCAGCCGCCTGGCCCCACGCTGCCATCCAGCGCTTTTCCCTATTCAACGACAATGCCCACCTGGCAAAGGCGGCGCCTGCAAGCGAAGACAACACAGATGCTCTGCAGTAGCTATCGCTCTTCCCTAAAGCGTGCTCATGGTAGTATCACAGGCTTTGTACGAAGAACTCTTAATTTCTGACATAAGCTTGGTGTAGACTGAACAAAATTCTTGACCCGCTCTGGCCATTAAATATAGCGAAATGTATGGATCCAAAATATTAGGATCCTGGCTTATCGTAGGTTCACTCTCAAATTGCTGAATGAGCCTAACAGCATGATCTGCAACACTGCCTCCATGAATAGATTCGATCTCAGCAGCATCATACAAAGCCTGTCGAGAATCGCGATCTCTGGCGACCGTAACAAAATCCAGACAAGCGATTCTAAGCTGTTTACGGTCTGACAGCGGTGCGAAGTTCAAAACATGCTCTACTCGAGCCAACAACCTATCATGATACTTGAGGAAAATTTTCAGATCGCTTTGGAGAAATCCATCCACGCTCAATATGCTAGATTTATACAAATGATGCATATTCTTAAACTCTAAATGGAGAAGCATGTTGCCATTTTCGTCTATCACATCGCAACTACTATGCTCTCGGCGTTGCTCATGCGGAACGAACAAGGCCCACATCCTATACAGATATGCTTCCATGTCATAACTAAGGATCGAATCATGATCCAGCAGCTTTTGCTTTCGGCTATTAAATCTGGCAACTGACTCAGCTGCGCGGTTAGCCAGTCTCTCAGACTCGGATATTTTTTGAGATAGTGAAATAGAGCATGCATTAAGGAAGCTGCCAGCTAATATGACACCCAATACAACCTCACTGATCACAAGAACTCTTGCCAAATCAGTAACAGGGAGCACATCGCCATATCCCAATGTGGTTATTGTGACAGTGCTGAAATAAAAGCAATCAAGAAATTCTGGCTCAGTATTGTTAAATGACCCCTGGGGAAGAACCCAGTAAACGGCTGAAAATAAAGTTAGCAACATAAAATAGCTAGCCCCCACATTAAGCGGCTTACTTAAAAACTTATATACGAAATTCATCTAGTCCTCGCAACTCTTTAAAAACTGCAGCCTGACAAACGGCTCTACTATAGGTGAGAGGCCAACCCATGCCCACAGAAAATCGATCCGGCGGCAAACACGCAATCCGAACCTTCACCGTCGACTCGCTCAAAGCGGCGCTCGAGCAGGTGCAGGCACTTCACGAAATCAGCGCAGAACTCATTGCAGAGGAGGTTTTCGGTCAGACAGATCAGCAGAATCAGTGCAAGCCGGTGGGTTACCAGATCCGCAGCAAGACTGATCGATCTGGGTCACAGTGGACGCCGTGGCGGGAGTGCTGTGATATCGAACGAGCCATGCACGATCATGAGTTAGGACGCTTCAATCAGTTCGGGATCATGCGTGAGATTCGGCCGGTTTTCGCGAGCGCTGCCGAACCTGCCGAGTTTGAGCAGCTGCGCGCCGAAAATGCACGTCTGAGTGGCTTGAAGCCCGAGGGACCACCGCGACCATCATCGGGCGATGGGCTGCCTCGCTACGGACTCCGCTGGAACGGCCCACAACAGCCTATCGCAGTGCCCATGGACGATGGCTACTGGACGCCTTGGCACCTAGCAGATCGCATACGTGAAGACCACGACGGCCTACTTAAAGCCGGCGGCCATCTTCTTTAGTCATCTCATCTTAAAACCTATATCTGCCGCAAACGGCAGATGATCGACACCATGCGGCTTGGAGATACTTATGGAAAATATGAGCGAATTTCTCGACGAGGACGAAGTTGTTCGCATCACGGGATACCAGATCCCCAGCAAACAAATTACTTGGCTGGCCCGTAACGGCTGGCAGTACACATTGACACGGTCCCGACGCCCAATAATTGGACGAATGTATGCCCGTTTAAAACTGGCTGGCGTAAAACCTACAGCGACAAACGCCACGACCGACGTTTGGACACTTGACTTGTCGCGTGTGGGGTAATAGATGCGCAACAGAAAGGCGTCAAACAAGGATCTTCCGCCAAGGATGCTGCGACGAGTTAGGAAGTTGAAAAGCGGCAAGCTCTGGGTGGGTTATTACTACGACGGCAGGAACGCAGACGGGAAACGGCAGGAAATACCGTTAGGGACTGACCTCGCAGAGGCCAAGTTGGAGTGGGCTCGCCTAGAACACAAGGCAAAGCCGAAAGTAATGGCCACGATGGGCGAGCTGTTTGACCGGTATGAGCGAACGATCATTCCGACCAAGTCGCCCCGCACTCAGAAAGACAACAAGTACGAGCTGGAGCGCCTGCGAAAAGCGTTCGCCGAGGCACCAATCGAGGCCCTCAAGCCACCTGTCATTGCACAGTACCGAGACGCCCGTAGCGCCAAGACCCGTGCAAATCGAGAGATCGCTCTACTTTCCCATGTATTCACGATGGCCATGGAATGGGGATTCGCCGAGCGAAACCCCTGCCTGGCTGTTCGCCGCAACAAGGAGAAGGCACGCGACTTCTACGCAGCTGAAGACATATGGAATGCGGTCTACACCGAAGCCGACCAGGGCCTCAAGGACGCCATGGACTTAGCGTACCTTGCTGGCCAGCGCCCTGCAGACACACTGAAGTTCAGCACTGGTGACCTCGATGAAGATTACCTATGGGTCGATCAGAACAAGACAGACAAGAAGCTTCGCATACGGCGACACGTCAGCGGTGAACTGACCGGCCTTGGCGCATTCATCGAAGCACTGCTTGAACGACGCAAGCTGCAGGGCGTGCGCAATTCGCGGCTCATCACCAACGACTCAGGTTTGCGGATGAGCTGGGAGATGCTGAGGAACCGCTTTAGTGAGGCGCGGGATAAAGCGGCTCGTAAGCTGATCGCCGACGGCAACGACGATCTGGCCACCAAGGTCCGGCAGTTTCAGTTCCGCGATATTCGACCAAAAGCAGCTTCGGAGATCGACGACATCACCCACGCCAGCAGACTGCTCGGGCACTCGAAAGAGGAGATCACCAAGCGGGTCTATCGGCGTGTGGGTGAGGTGGTCAGCCCTACCAAATAGAAGCCTGATGCGGAAACAATGTCCCAAGATGCGGAAACGATAGGGTTTCTAGCGCCCAAAGAAAAACCCCGCAGACCAAGATCTGCGGGGCTTTCGAATATGGAGGCCGAGGTCGGAATCGAACCGGCGTAGACGGATTTGCAATCCGGAGCATAACCACTTTGCTACTCGGCCTCAAAGTCGGATCAGGTCAGCTTTCGCCTCCCTTCACCTCGAACCGCTCGACTCCAGGAGCCTGCTGCGTTTCGATGGGCGCCATTATGTCCGCATTCGATCCACCTTGCAACCCCCTCCCCTCAAAAAATTTCCAAGGGGTTCAAGGTCTTAGCGCAGACGGCTCAACTTGCTCCACAGCCCGACCAGCGCATTCTCCACCGAACCGCTGGCGGCCATGCCGATGCGCTCCTGCAGGCTCTTGCGCTGGGCGTAGTGCAGGTGGAACACGCCAGCCTCGCGGGCGCGGTCGTTGAGGTACTCGTCGCTGGTGCGCAGTTCGTCGACCAGCTGACGATTGAGCGCCGCGACGCCCAGCCAGACTTCGCCGGTGGCGACTTCATCGATGGACAGCTGCGGGCGGTAGCGGGAGACGAAGTCCTTGAAGAGCCGGTGCGTGACGTCCAGGTCTTCCTGGAACTTCTCGCGGCCCTTCTCGGTGTTCTCGCCCAATACGGTCAGGGTGCGCTTGTACTCACCGGCGGTCAGCACCTCGACGTCGATGTCGTGCTTCTTCAACAGTCGGTTGATGTTGGGCAGCTGCGCCACGACGCCGATCGAGCCGAGGATGGCAAACGGCGCACTGATGATCTTGTCGCCGATGCAGGCCATCATGTAACCGCCGCTGGCGGCGACCTTGTCGATGCAGATGGTCAGTGGGACGCCGGCCTGGCGTATGCGCGCGAGCTGGGAGGCGGCCAGGCCGTAGCTGTGGACCAGGCCCCCGCCGCTCTCCAGGCGCAGTACCACTTCGTCACGTGCGGTGGCCATGCTCAGCAAGGCGGTGATTTCATGGCGCAGGCTTTCGGTGGCCGAGGCCTTGATGTCGCCATCGAAGTCCAGGACGAACACGCGCCCCTTGTCCTCTGTGGCTTGCTGCTTCTTCTGTTTCTTCTCGGCCTTGGCCTTGCGCTTGCGCAGGGCCTTGAGTTCGGCCTTGTCGAACAGGCCTGCTTCGAGGCGATCGCGCAGGCCGTCGTAGAACTGGTTCAAGCGTGTGACCTGCAGGTGCCCGCCTGGCTTGCGGCGCCCTTTGCTGCGCAGACCGGCGATGGCCGACAGGACGATCAGCAAGGCGATGACCACGGTTGCGGTCTTGGCTAGAAAGCTTGCGTATTCGGCAAGAAACTCCACGGTGACTCCTCATTGAACCCACGCCCTCACGGCGCGTCAGGCCTGCCAGCATACCGGTGCGTCGGGTGCCTCGCCAGCGTTCCACATGCCCTGAAACGGGTTCAAACGACCTTTTCAAACGCTTGTATGTTTTTCCGTTGACAGCCTTCGAGCCGCGCCCTACCCTCGGAGCGTTTCGGCCCCTTCGAGGGCGAACGCTTGCCGTACGCACCTCCTGACCTCCACGACAAGGAACATGCCATGACCTCCGTAGCTGATGCCGTGAAAAAGATGCAAGAGAAGTTCAACCCAGCCGCCGCCCAAGGGCTGGACCTGGTGTTCGGCTTCAACGTCACCGATGAAGACAAGCATTACGCGCTGATCGTCAAGGACGGCACCTGCGAGCTGCAGGAAGGCGA